ACGATATGAACAGCTAGAATATGAATGGGCAATGGATAGGTGTTGTGGTACTAGATAAACAATTATTAAAACAATACCCAACTGCTTAAATGTAGTTGGGTTTTTTTATTTACTTGACACATAAAAGACATGATAGGTATAATTAATCTTAGGGAGATTCAGTGCCAGAGCGCGAGCGTCAGGCACATGAATCTCTCCCTTAATTGTCTTTGCTATATACTGTGCACTAATCATCATCCTGTGCACTAGCAGAACAAAACCCCATCAGGTTATACATAGAAGCACAATAAGCCTCTAACTCAACTGGGTTGTCCTGGGTGGCTACAAATGTACCATCGTTAGCTTCAATAGTCCAATATTCCACATCATCTCTAAACTTCAGCATACTACCTATAAACTTATACATCTTCCCTAGGTTTAGCTGCCAGTCACATTGATAATCTGTGTTATCTGTGAACAAAACATTGATCCTGAAACATAAGCCTCTCTTCAACATAGTAATTCCCCTTACTTTGTGGTATAGTCAACACAGTTTGCAAGTATACTAAGTATCAAGGAAACACACAATGTCAGCAGGCATGACTAGAGCAGAACTTGAGACAAAATTACAGCAGGCATATACTGTTGCGGAATTAGCCTCCGCGCGCAGTATAAAAGGCTATTTAGAAAGTGTAATCATAGACTCACGGCCAGAACCTAAAAGGTTTGCACATGTTGCACGCCCTTGGCAGTGGAAGCGTACTGATTACATGTTATCACCTATTGAGGCTCTATGTGGTTTACGCCCTGAGTTTAAAGGGCCTAGAAACACTTGGGAAACACTTCCGCGCGGACACGACAAGACTACAGGCCTAGCGCGTATATGTAATTGGGTATTAGCATTCTCTAGGAAGCCTATCGAAATCGTAGCGGCAGCGGCAGATTTCGATCAGGCAGCACTACTAGTAGAGTCTATGGCAGCTGAAGCTAGACTGAATCCTTGGCTAGCTAAACGCATTGTGTATGGTGCTAAAAGAATAAAAGGCCCAGGTGGTGTATTAAAAATTCTTACAGCGGATAGTGCAACATCATTTGGTCTTAGAGCGGATTTGGTCGTTTGTGATGAAGTGACACATTGGAAGAAAAGAGATCTGTGGGATACATTGTGGTCAGGGCGACAGAAGCGCCCTGGGTCTGTGTTTGTTGTTATTACTAACGCAGGTACATTAGGATCTTGGCAACATGATATTCTAGAACAGGTAAAGACTGATGATAGCTGGACAGTCTACGAAGCACCCGGACAATTGGACTCTTGGATGGATGCTGAAGCTATACAGCGTGATCGAGCACTTCTACCTAATGGTGTAGCGCGTAGAGTGCTAGACAATGTGTGGATAGATCCAGCAGAAGAATCAGGTTATTTAACTAGACAGGAAATCAACCTGGGTACACAACTAGGTGCAACAAAAAACCTTGTTTACACCACCTCCGGTCTGCATGGCATGGAGTATGTTGCCGCAATTGATTACGGAGCCAGAAGAGATAGGACTTCCATGTGTGTTATGCACCGTGATTTGGATGGTGTGTATGTGCTTGACCGTATGGACATTATACAGGGTACACCAGCTAACCCAGTGCCTATTGCTAGTGTTGATGCATGGATAGAAAATGTAGCTAGTAACTTCAACAATCCCACTATAATTATAGATCCTTGGCAGATGGAAGCTACAGTTCAAAAGTATGAACATCGACTGCGTTGCACTAGGTTTGATGGGCGTTCAGGTAAGAGTAATTATGAGATGGCTGAACTACTTAGAAGCCTATTGGTGAACAACCAATTAGCGTGGTATTCTGACCCTGCACCACTCATAGTTGGTAAGAGAAAAGAGACGCTTGTTGATGAGATGGCTAGCCTGATTATCAAGACTACAGGTGCGTCTTACAGGTTCGACCACTCCAATGGCCTGCACGATGACCGCACAGTATCGATGGGCATGGCGCTAGTCACACTAGCTGCACAACAACAGGTAGGTCCGTGGGTAGCACCGGGTAGCCTGCAAAAACCAGCACCAACAGACTATAGCCTGCGCACACCCAAGTTCAATGGCATGTTTGGGTTAGGTCTAAAACCCCAGGGCACAACTAGAAATATATTTGGTTAGCCTGCATGTGATTAGGAATAAGGGAGTGGGATAGTGCGTAATTGGTTAGCCTGCATTTATTTTTTGAAAGTAATAAGAGACAAACAATGTAGTTGATAGCCTGCACGAAACCCTATGATTATAGGTGTTTGGGGGTGGGTTGCCTGCAACTCTTACACTGAGTATAGAGAGAGAGAAAAGGCGTGTTGCCTGCATGTCTTACACTAATGTAGGCATCGCTGCGCGATAGCCTGCAATGTGTATCAGTGTCTAATGGTGTTCGCTTCGCTCACACATTTCTTGTAGTGCACTTCGTGCACCACATCTGTAGTTGGTGGTGTTCCGGTCGCTACGCTCCCGGAACTAACGGGGCGAATTAAAGAGTTAAGATGTCTTATATACTTAATGCCGCTAGCTATCACCAAAGCCTATGTTTATAGGGGTTTCGTGACATGCACAACATTAGAGACAAAGAGTGTGCGTAAATATTTTATTGCCTGCATCGATGTGCACCAAACCCTATAAATATAGGTGTTTCGTGCATGCCTCTTTCTTCTACTGCACAATAGCGGCGAATAACGGATATTTCTAGTCCCAATATATTTATACCTAGTGTGTGCGTAATTACAACATCGCATGTTCACCAAAGCCTATAAAAATAGGGGTTTCATCACACCTATTAGAGACACGCTTAGTGCACTATTACCTATAGTGGACATTGCAGGTAGCTAATATGCGAGTACGGCGTTTTGCGTTCAAAATGTTTTTTGCGCTAGGGGGGGGCACCCACGGGGGGGGTACCTAAAATTTACAGGACAAAAAAATGACACCCTCTTCACAAAACCTTCACACGCATATATGTGTGAGCCTACACTATGTGATTAGTTTTGTCCAGTATGTTTCTCAGACTGAGATATAGAAGGGGGAAGCTCTAGTATAAATTTATACAGTACAAGTGCGTCTTGTAGTTGTATGTATGGTTTAGAGGCCTTGAACGCAATTTCAATGCGTTCTAAGGCCTCTCTTAGGCGTTCGTCCATATTAGTCCTTTAGTTTATTTATGCGTTCGCCAATCCAGCGCATCACAGGCACAGCCATAGAATTACCTAGGGCTTTGTACCTGGGTGCATCTGGACATAGTTCAGCAGGTTTGTTCTTCCACGCAATAGATGTGTAGTCATCAGGAAATCCTTGTAACCTTTCACATTCACGAGGTGTAAGTCTTCTAACAGCCGTATTTCTAATTAGCACATTTTCGCCGCCATTATTTCTACCTTGGGCAAATGCAATATCCGAAACACATGGATCTTGTGTGCCATGCACAATGTGTGCCACCGCAGTTCGGTTATCTCCCATAACCCCCCTTAGTGTACCTGTTAACTCCGGTATAAATCGGCTAGGATCACCTTCTCTAACTGCGATGCCGGGTTCAAAAGATATAGCAGCTAAAGGCGTGTTACCACAAACAAAAGCACAGTTACGAGTAGTTAAATGTGCAGTAGAACTTTCTTGAGGATTATGGTGATTAGCCATGTCGTAGGTTGTAATTAGCTTACCTTCATGTGCGTACTGATCACTAACCCCCTTAGGCCCATCAGCAGCAGCTAGTGCACCTGTAATTGGTTCACAGTATTCAATCTTATACGCACCATCACTTATTTGGATGTGGTCAATACCACGCTCTCCAAAGCCACCTGTAATAGTTCCGGTAACTTCTTTCCTCTTGTCTCTGCACGGCGGAGTATCCCTGCGCACGCTTTCGGACTCAAATAGTACCTTTTGTGCACTTTTTCTGTCTCCAAGACATCCGACAACAAACACACGCTTGCGTCTTTGGGCCAATCCGAACCACTGAGCGTCCAACACACGGTAGGCCCACCCATACCCCATGTTCCCCAACGCTGTGATGAAGGTAGAAAAATCTCTTCCTCTGTTAGATGACAACACACCGGGGACATTTTCCCAGATAGTCCACTTAGGCCGTCTACTTTCAAGGATTCTAAGGTAGGTAAGCATGATGTTACCTCTAGGGTCTTCGAGTCCTTTTCTAAGTCCTGCGATTGAGAAAGATTGGCAAGGTGTTCCTCCGACCAAAAGGTTGATTGGTGGTAGTTTCCATTTCTTGTGGTCATTAATATCTCCGTAGTTTTTAACTTTAGGGTAGTGGTGTTTTAAAACCGCACATGGAAAAGGTTCTATTTCGGAAAAACCTGCGGGTTGCCACCCTAGGTTTTCCCAAGCACAAGTTGCTGCTTCAATTCCAGAACAAACAGATAAATACTGCATAAAACCCCTTATTTTAATGGTTATACAGTATAATCTATATTGCTACAATGTGTATAGCTAAATTGTATATAGAAGTAGAATTAATCTTGACTAATAAAATACTAATGTTATCTTAGATAGATCCAGAAGTCTAGTTCCCCCTAGACTGGGTGCACCCACAAGAGGCCCCCGCTTAACGGCGGGGGTCCATATTATGCAGGATTCTAATTTACAATTTGTACGAAGGAGTGATGGCTCTATCGCTATTACACACGGCATTAATGTAAACGACAAAAGCCAGCCATTCACTGATCAGATATTAAGCGGCGAGAAAACTATTGAAACTAGAAACTCTAAATCTCTTCACCCATATGTTGGTAGACAAATGGGAATTATTAGAACAGGTAAAGGTAAAGCACATTTAGTTGGGTACGCAACTGTAGGTGAACCTGTTCACTACGAAGACGAGAAAAGTTTTGATTTAGATTTTGAAAAGCACAGAGTTGGTAAAGATTCTAAACACTACATAGGTAAAGCTAAACCTAAAAAGGGAAAACCCGCACCAACAACAAAATGGGGATACCCATTTAACAATGTCTCTTCGATTACGCCAGTTCCAGTTACATCAAGAGGCAATGTTGCGAGAAAAATAAATAATGGCTAATGATGATGTAATACCTGATCCATTTGCACAAATACCACAAGAGCGTGGTTACGACTTCCCACAGGCAGAGATGAAGGAAGGCCGTGTACCTGGAGATGGTGGTCAACCATTACCACACTTCATGACATTTAGTCAGGTCGTAAATTGGGCCTCACGCACATACCGTTACACATTTGACGAAGCACTAAGACACAGTGCTAAAAACACCCTTGCGATGCGGCGTGACCCTGTGATTATGGAATGTATACGGTCTAGACAGATGCCTACCTCGCAACTAGGTTGGCATTTAGAGCCACAAAACCCAGAAGATACTGCACAAACAGAAGCAGCTAAAGAACTAACCGACATAATCAAACAAACTCCAAGATTACAGCAATTAATGATGCACCTGTTAGAAGCTATGTTCTATGGCAGGTACGCCGTTCAGCTTAATTACGAGTGGGATTTCACCACAAAGAAACGCCGTATGTTGGTTAAGGATTTTAAACCTATCAACGGTGATAAACTTGTATTCCGGTATTCAGGCCAAGCTGGAATCCTAGTGCACGCTACTTTTGACGGTAGTTGGGCTATTACAGACCGTGGAAGAGCACACTTCTTCACACCTGATGAGCGCGAACAAATAATAATCCACAAACACGAACCAGAAGACGCAGATTTCTATGAGGGGGAATTAGCTGGTGGTATTCATGGCGTAGGCATCCGCAGTAAGATTTATTGGTTGTGGTATCTTCGCTCACAAGTACTCACATTCTTAATGGACTACCTAGAAAGAATCGGCGCGGGCGGACTCACAGTGTATTACTTTGAGGCGGGTAACCCACAATCACTAGCAGAAGTTAAACAGTGTGCCGAAGAGCAAATGCGAAACAACACAATTCTATTCCCTAGATACCGTGACAACTCAACTGCGGGTCCTGGGATCGAAAGAATCGACCCATCCCCCGCTGGCGCACAGCTATTGTACGACCTTATTACGGCTTATTTTGATCAACAGATTAGAAGGTTTATAAAAGGTGCGGATGACAATGAAATGACCTCAGGAGAGGCACAGGAGATCGGCGATACGCACTCTAGGATGGTGCGATATGACGCGCTAAATCTACAAGACACACTTACAGAAGAACTTGTTGCGGTTCTTCAAAAATATAACTTCCCCGGACTACCGCAGATACGCTGGGTATTCGACATTGATAAGCCTAATGCAGGGGAAACCCTACAAGCAGCACAGGCGTTCTACCAGATGGGTGGAACACTCGATGAGGATGAACTTAGGGCTATTCTAGGCTTGAGCCGACCACAACCAGGTCATGCGATATTAGCACAAAATATGCCACTAAACCCGTCCACAATGGGAAGTCAGCCAACAGGTGTGCCAACACAAGGGCAACCAGGGCCTGTGCCTGAACAAGGTGCAGAAGCGACTCAAAATCCTACACCGGACGGGGCACAAGGCGCGGGGGCATAAAGCCCCCTGCCCTTGTGTGTAATTTTAATGTTTCGTGTTCTATTTACAACCTTAGGAGTTTTGCAATGGAAGAGTCTAAGAAGGACAAGTACAAAAAGTTTCAAACTAAAAAAGACACAAAAGTGCCTAAAAAAGATGATATTCCTGAAAAGGGTGAGACTATTAAAGATCAAGTAAGAAGGACTAAAAATAAAAACTCACAAGCTAGAGCTTGGAACGACTATACCGCAATGACAGGCAAAGGTAGACCTAGGGATCAATACCAAAGAGCTTTTGGGCCTAAATCTAAAGTACCAAAAATTAAATACGAAGCAGGTTCAGAACCCTCAGGCACAAACACACATCTACCTAACTGGGGCAAGCGCAAAGACGGATCTTCTGGCCCCTGCTAACAACTAAGGAAAACACAATGCCACTAAGAGAAAACGGTTTAGGCGTTCCCGGTCAAGCTGCGTCAAATGCACAACACTTACAAAATGTAAGACAACAAGGCGCTAACTACAGAGGCCAGCAAATATACAACGATCCTACCACACACGCTGGTAGAGAAGCTCAAGCTGCGTGGTTAAAAAATAACCCTATACCTCAACAAAGCATAGACACAGTTTACGGAGGCGTAAACTACGGTAATAAGCTACAAAAAGATACTGAGATAGCTGTTGATCAAGAGCAGATTGCACGAGGTGGGCCCGGTACTGGCAATGCAATGATTCGCGCAGGTATGCTTGATGCTAATGGGTATAAACTTGGCACTCCAGGTGTTAATACCAGAGACACAAGGTCTGAATCTGCTCAACATGCACAGCACAATCAAGTTATGGCAGATATTAAACGAGAGGGTGCTGAAGCAAGAGCTAGGGGGGAACAGTTCCAGCCTAAAGGTGTTAATACAGTTAATCCATCCAATAGAGTAGATATCTCAGGTGAAAGACGGAAATTAGAAATTAAAAACGGCGAACCTAAATTTTCTAGAGATGAGGGCGGCGTAAACTACGCTGGGCCAAAAAAACTACCTGCACCTGTTGCAGCACCTACACCCCCACCTGTTGCACAAGCTACACCTGCACCAACTGAGTATCAATGGAAGTCTGAAAGAGCTAAAAAACTGTACGACGATTCGGTTAACAAACCAAATTCAGGATATAACGGAAATGTTGATATGGGTGGTGGCTCATTAGGTGGTGCCGCAGCACAGAGGCCTAAAATATCTAGCCTACCCGGTGGACAACAAACTACTGCGGAACTCCAAGCATCCGGTCAGATGGCCCCTAGACCCGCTGGTAGATATGGAATGACGGATGAGCAGTGGTTTAACACACCAGAAGGTCAAAAACAAGCACAGGCGATGAAGGTTACTAGGGATAGAGTCTTAGGCCCTCCTGACTCAGAAGGCAGCTTAGATGTTGAAGAACAATACCCACCAGCAGGTATACCAGGACCAGACAACCCATTAGGTTTACCTGCACCTGATGTTAACTTTACACCTAAAGCCCCACCAGCAGGCCCTAAACCCATATGGAATGACCCAGGGGAACCGCAAAAATTAAATGATGGATACCCTTTAATGCGTGGAGGGGAAGACATTTTAGGTGTTAAACCCCAAGATGCAAAAATGCCAGCCCCGCCCACCCTTAAACCAAATCCAAGTTTTGCACCTAAACCACAACGCATGCCAATTAGGCCAATTGCCCCCCCATCTTCAGGCCTTAGAGGTTCAACGACTTCTCCAAAATTTACACCAAGTATAGAGGGTGTAAACAAGATGCCTAAAATCAAGAAGTCTAGCCCTATAACAGACACGATTAAAGCCTCAAATACGCCTATTCCTGAGGCAAATCCGCCTAAACCGATCCAACAGCCAACTCAACAAAGAAAACCCTTATTTCCACGCCTAGGCGGACGATTACGCAAATAAAAAGGTGATGTAATGAGTGCACAATTTGGCAAATTTATAGACGGCGTTATAGCTTTTAAAAAGTTAGCGTATTCCCACAAATTAAAATTTAAAAAATTAGAAACAAATACTCCAACTAAAGGTATTACTCCTCCAGAAAACGCTAATCATGCAGATTTTGCGAATTCACAATTAGATAGTTCAGATTCAGTTAATAACGACAGAAAAAAAACTGATTTTCTTCCTTATGGAAAAGCTGCGCCACCTGACAATGATCAAAATATTACAGACTTTTTAAAAACTAAAGGTCACGATAACGGAGAATACGCAAAACTTAGAAGCTCTAGAATTGGGCAAAAAGACCATCTTTTATCAATTTTAAATAACACCCATTACTTTTTTGGTTCCAGAGTAGATAAAGAAAAACAAGCTAAAGTTAACCTTAAAACTACAGGACTGTCTGAAGATCATGCTAATGAAATCAACAGCATAGATCACGGACTTAATGAAACTCAACTTCATGCATTGTTGTATTTAGATAGTCACGACATATTAAAGGACGCGCCACCTGTAGTTTCTGATAGGTATCAACAATCAAGATACTTTGATTTAATGAGACAAGAAATAGCAAACAAACAAGCAGGCTCAGAAAAGCCATTGCTAGATAAAGATGGTAAACCACTTTTAGACAAAAATGGTAAACCCAGACTAAGCCCAAAATGGGAAGTTACTAAATCCTCACTAAGTGGTATTCACGAAAGAGTAAGAAAATCAATACTTCCAGAAATGTCAGGTGGAGATAGGTTTGGGTCTGACACTAAATCTGAAAGTGGTAAACTAACCGTAGCCCAAACTGTGGATATGTTTCCTTCGGTAGTAAGGGGAATGATAAAGGGAGCGGCATCTTTTGTTGGGTTAGCTAAAAACACTAAACCTGATGACACAATGATGCCCCTACAGCCTGCGGGTAAAAACGGAGAATTTACCAACGAACAATTACATATGCTGGATCAAGATTTTAGTAATAAAGGTGGATACAGCCCTACAGACAATGCAAATTTTACACGCATGTGGCACGCTGTTATGCACCAAGAAGTATGGGATTTAATTGACGGCACTACAATAGGTAAAGATCACTCATCTTCTGAAAAAATGGCACTTTACCATGAATTTGGCGGTCGTGGTGTAATCGAACGACTTGCGGAAGCTAAGTTAGTAGAAGCCAGGAAGAAAGGACCAGCCGGAGATAAAGAACAAGCTGTAATTGAAGATGAGCGTATGCGTGCACTAGTTGCGTTAGGTTTAACTTTTGCAACAGATCATGTAGCACAAGCGTTATTTTCAGAAGGCCAAGGTAAAACCTCAGGAAATAACAATAAAGGATTTTTAATTTTACCTAATGGCGAATGGAAAGAATACAAAGACGCAGGTGAAAAAAATAAACTAATAAAAGAACATAACGCCACACAAGACTCTGGTGCATTGTGGTATGACGATGATATGGCTCAGACGGATTCTAATATCATAAGAATGTTAAATTTTGTAAACAAAGATAACAATGAGTGGAAAAAAATAAAAGAACTTAATGACACAGTTCCCCCAACAGATGTTTCTGGAAATGAACAAAATATATATTTAACATGCTTTAAAGCTTTAATGGCACCTACAAGTTTTGGAATGCAACCTGGGGCTAATTTAGGGGTTGCCACTAAAATGTATCTTCAGGCACTTAAAGAAAAAAAAGCTGATAAGAATGGCCAAAACCGTAGCGTATTTTCATACATAAATACTAAACAAGATGAATCTAGCGACCCAGACGGGGTTTTGCATTTACAGCACGAAAATAGACTTTACGGAAGAGCTAAAGCTGTATCAAACTCTATGGAAATACTAGATCCAGAACTTTATAAAAATATAAATTTCCTGTATGCAAGTGAAGATAAAGAAAACATAAGAAAAGCTATACATCTTCAAAAAGAATGGCTTCGGCTTGAATATAGAGACATACTTATACAAAAAGACGAAGATGCAAAGTTAAGACCACCAAAAAAAAATAACAAAGATGACGATGAATCAGAAGAAAAAGCCGAATTAAAATCTGTCAATATTAAAGCAAACAATATTTTTACAAACACTATAGAAAAAATAAGGCTTGCGGCATTAGATCCTAATTTTGTTATTCCTTCTGGTAAGGAATCACAAGAAGATGACTTAGATATGACAGTAAAAGGTGCTTTAAAAAAACCTAGTCTTTCCGCGCTTACACGCAACCACAAGCGTGGGGATGATCAAACAATGATAAATACTTGGGCAGACAAAGCTGCTACAGGTTCAGAAACAAACACTTGGTCAGACAAGCAAAAAGAACAACTAAAAAAAGATTTAAAAAATATGCAGTTCTCCTCTGACGATCTTCAAAAAGATTGGACAACTCGAGGCGGGTCTATAAATCCTATGTTAAGATTTATAAAAAATTACTCACTTGCGTTTGGTAAAGATGGTGATCACCAACTGTCATCATTTTTACAAGGATCCCATAGCGCAGCATTTATGGCACAAGAATGGGCTAAGTATTCTTTAGCAACAGATGAAAATGGTAAAAATTCTTTTCAAGTTGATATGGAAGAAGCTAGAAGTATTAAAAACCCGTTTAATCGGGCTAAGGCAATTGAAGATGTAAAAGATGATTATGTTAGATTTATAAAAAAAACAGAAGCTAAATTTATAAAAGCTGCTCCAGCAGGTTTAAGAGATCAAATAAAAGAAGGCAAACTAGGTGTATCGGGTTCATATATATTTGGACCTAAAGGTGGAAACTTTCATCAAGATTTGTCATACAACGGTGGTTACCCAACAAAGGATCTGTGGTTCACACGATGGATGCTTTGGGGTCTAGGTACTATGACAAATAAAAGTGGTAAACTTATAGATACTCCCCCAACTCAATTAGCTGGTGTTTTTGACTTAATAAATAACTTTACAGCTAATGAATTTAAATTAACTAACAAACAAGTACAAGCTGTAGGTTGGTATCATTGGAAAAACTTTTGCACTAGGATGGGTGTAAAAACTGCGGGTATGGAAAACTACACATCCGCATCAAAAAAACATTATGACGCTATGGTAACAGGCGCGGGAGAGGATCCCGAACCTATGCCAGAAATACCAAAGGATAAAGCTAATGCATATGCAAAGAAAAACCCAAATGGACCTCCCTCTAACAGAGCAGGAGTGCCAAAAAATTTCTCAGCAGCTAATCTCGCAAGGGCTTATGCCGTCCTTGGAAAAAGTAATAGCGACCTTACGAGGAAGCCGTTCACGATGGACAACCCATCTAACAGAACACGCCAACAAGCTAAAGGAAAAGGAAAGACAAGACTACCCGGAAGAGGAAGGGGAGTTGTAAAATTTGCACAGTTTAAACCAGCACCCGGTGGTATGACCGGGGCACCTGTTGCGACTAGAACTAATCAACCATTCTCAAACGCTGTAGCTAAATCTCCAGGTGGAAAGAACCTAGCACAAGGTGCACTTGGTAACCAAATTAATGCTAAGGGTGGTGTAAATACCACAGCACAAAACGCAGTGGGTGATTGGCCTAATGGTTCTGAAGAATCAATCATACACACAGCACCACAAGGCACAGACCCATTTAAATTAAAATACCTAGGTGCTTGGCATGGTATCTCAGGACAGAAGAAATCTGTACTTGTGTTCCACCCAAATCCAAAAGGTCCAGACAGCTTGTACCACATGGTTCACCCTTCAACAGACATGGGCGAAGTAAGAGAACAACTAATTGCAGCAGGTATAAACTACAAAACTCTTCTACCGGGAAAGACAAACACTAGAGTAGTGGTGTACGATCCAAATAGAGGAATGAGGAACACCGTAGACCAATTTGCTACATTAAATAACTTAAATGTAGAAGAAAACATTGGACAAGGCGAAATTGTAGGTCATAATGGTGATTGGAACAGTGCAGGTGCTCTACCTAAGTCACGACAAGCTTACCAAAATATTATAGGTGAATATGAGCAGAATAGTAACCAAGCCGGGCCTACCAACAATCCTAGTGGGGCATCCACCAATGGCACAAGCCCCAGCGCAGGGAAAGCCCAGCAACTCTCCCGCAAAACCACAACCAAGGCCAAAATAAAATTTGACCGTAGTCGAAGAATCTTAGAAGGATTTCTACGACAGCACAACACACCCAACAGAGAGTTACCACCTGTTGGGGATTTACTAAGCCAAGACCTACAGAACATCAAGCCAGAGCATCTATCAAAATATCAACAGTTGATTCCAGATGCGAAGTGGTCAGACATAGAAGGCGCTGTAACTTCACTGCAACAAGATCCTAGCCTCTATGACGATATGACTAGTGAATCTAACCGCAAAGAGATGTACTGCAAAGAACATGCGCGAACAGTATTACAAAGCAGTGGTTTAAAAAAGTTAATAGATAGCCTGCAAGTGCAAAAAATGATACCTGAACACGCACAGCACTTGATAGAAGACGCTAAAGATGGCGATTACTTTTCATTAGAAGCCATCAGTTCAGAGCTAAAACATGGTGTACCTTCACTGCGGGCTTTTGCGAAAGCCGCAGAGAAGGAGTACAACAAAGCAGGAAAGGTGTGGGATAAAATGCGAACACAGCCACAGCCACAAAAGTTTGCTAAATCTGAACACGCTAAAGATCAGTACCGTGCAGGTAAACACGGTGTAACCTTCCGTGGAAGAAACTACAACGGTGGACAATTTGCACCAAAAGACGATGGTGTAAAACGATTTGAAAAAGACTCCAACCTAACACACATGATTAGAAAACTGCGAGGAGCTTAATGGAAGAAATGATTGTTAAACACCATGTTCCCATTCTGGACGAGCATGAGCTTAAGGATGGTAAGGGGAATGTGGTGATCCGGCTCGACCAGAAGAAACTATCAGAGATAGTTAAGGTTAACAATAAGCGCATGGGTACTACTGGTGACGAGATACCACTTGTCATAGGGCATACCAAAGATGATGCCCCTGAAGGTGAACAACCTGAGATTGTTGGATACGCTACTAACCTAAAGGTTGAGCCATTCTTCAAAACAGGAAGAAAGTGTATCACAGCAACTTTTAAGTTCTTCAAACATGCTGCTGATAAAGTTCGTGGTTTCCCAAGGAGATCAATAGAGCTTTGGCTTAGTGATTACAAGATAGACCCGATTAGTTTGCTCGGCGCAACTACACCAGAACGGGATCTTGGACTTCTCCGCCTGTCTAAAGGTGGAGTTAAAAAATATCAAAGGACTATAGGAATGAATGATCAACAAGGCATTATTGACGGTGTGTTAGCTGGACTCCAACAAACGGATGTTTGGCAATTTCTTACACAACTCTCACAGCAAGGTGGTGAAGCACCACCTGAGGAAGGTGGTATGCCACCTGATGGTATGCCCGGTGAAGAAGCTCCTATGCCTGAAGAAGGCATGGATCCTGGCATGGGTGAAGAACCACCTATGGATGATGGTATGGGCGAAGAGCCTATGCCAGAAGAAAGCATGGAAGAAGAACAACCTGTCCAAGCTAGTCGTGGTAAACGCTACGACAGAATTAAACTATCCAGGGTAGAACAAGAAAACCAACTTCTTCAAAAAGAAATCCAAAACATCAAGATTAAATTCCAGCGTGCAGAGCGGGAGAAAGATCTTATTGAGTTGGAAGCAGAAGGTTACATGCTAGACCGTGGCGAAGAGCTATCCTTGGTGCAATCTCTTCCTGAGAACACCTACAGGGCGCACTTGCAAATCATTCGTAAGAGGTATCAAAAAGCACCTATTGGTGCACGAGCCTCCTACTATCAAGAATCTAGATCTGGTGGGGCGCGTGGCCGTACCAGAGACGAAGTGAACGAGGCTATCAATTTTGCAACATCTAACGGCATTAGCTACCAAGAGGCACTTGGAAAGATTAATGCTGAAAAAGTACTTTAACTAGGAGAATAATTCATGCCTTTGTACAATCCAGCGTTTTTGGCAGGTGGTGATATCTTCCCAGCAAGATTTGTGACAATCTCTGGGGAATTCACTGTTTCACAAGTGAGTGCTATTACTCAACCAATCATTGGTGTATCTCAAGAAGGTACACTTGCTCCACCTAATCTTGCTAACCTTTTGGGTGGCACTGAGAGTGGTGTAGCTGCCAGTGCAGGTAAATCACTAAAGGTGTTTGGCCTAGGTGATGTGTGTATGGTGCTTGCAGGTGGTACTATCACCGCTGGTGCCAAAGTAAAATCTGGAACAGACGGAAAAGCACTTACCATTGGTACTGCTGCTGGAACACATCAAGTAGGTGGTACTGCACTTAACAGTGTAGTTTCCGGTGAAAAAGTTTTAATCCAAGTAAACCCACATGTAGTGGTAATTTCGTAATAACCCTGTAATTTAAGGAACAAATATCATGGCAGATTTCGTATCTAGTGCAGCACAATTTCCAAGTGGAACAAACACATACATCCCTAGCTTTGACGCTACGGGACAACTTGTGGTATCGTTCTCACGCAATCCTAAAGACTTTGCGTTGAACAAGTATATCACAATCACCCCTGTAAAAAAGAGTTCAGGATACTACCTGAAGCTTAATGCAGAACAAGCTGGCCGTGTTGCTTATAGCGATCTTAAAGATCATGTATGGCACGATGGTAATGACGCTCCACACGGCGAATGGAATAATGAAAAGTTTGAGTGGTTGAACTTCAACACTCAACGCTATGTATTCCCATTCAGGTTAGGCTATAAAGCTGTTGATCAAGCTGACTGGAAGATTGTAGCTTCCTATAGCGCGATCAATGCACAACAAGCTATGACCGCACGAGTGGTTAAAGTTTGGGATAAATTGCAATCCGCAGTTGGTTCTGGCATTAATGATATTGCATCTGTTAACTGCAATACCGCTGGAAACGACTTTACTGGTGGATCATTCCTTGTGGATGGTGACTCCGGTGATATTGCACAAGGCACTTCTAAAGGACCTGTGTTCAAGAAGGCACTCAATGCAGTTGCCCGAAAGATCAACAAGGACACCCTTGGTGCATGTGGCCCTAAAGAAATGTGCATGATTATCAACCCAACTGTTGCTGATGCACTTTCGAGGTCTAAAGAATTGCACACTTATCTTAAAGAGTCTCCAGTAGCTCTAGCACAGATTCGTGGTGATTCTGAAAGCATCAACGGCAAGTACGGTTTGCCTGATAAACTTTATGGTTACGACATTATTGTTGAAGATGTCGTAAGGGTTTCCAACAAGAAGGGTGCTACCAGAGCAACCGACTATGTGTTGGGAGACAATGAAGCGTGGATCCTTGCACGCCCAGGTGATTTAGTTGGATTTGAAGGTTCGCCTTCATTTTCTACTGTACACCTCTTCGCATATGAAGAGATGACTGTAGAACAAAAAGATGATCCAGATAATCGCCGCATCAATGCGCGTATTGTAGAAGATTACGGCGTTGAAATTGTTGCACCTATCACTGCGTTCCGATTTAACAAAGTCGTGACAGCGTAATGGCACATGCAACAGTATCTGATCTTCTGATGCGTTACGACCTCCGTAGAATTGGTGATCTTGTGCTAGACACAGATCAACGAGCTACTGCGGAGGAACTAGCCGGAAACAGCACAGCAGGGGTGGTCGTACAGACCGCCCTTTCTGATGCATCAGGTATGATCAATAGTGCAATTCTTGCAGGTGGAAGGTACAAACTTGAAGACCTGCTATCTATGACTGTAGATTCTAAAGCCTACCTTAAAAGACTATGTTGCGACCTAGCATATGGATTATTGATTTCTAGGCGTGGGTATGGCGGCGCTGACTTAGATGCAATGACATCAAGGTCTAAAGAAACAGAAGCTATATTAGAACTATTGCGTACAGGCGAACGCATGTTTGAAATAGAAAAAAACGAACAAGCCTCAACACCACAACAAGCACAAATAAGTAAAAACATTGCTTTGTTTTCTCAAGAACTAGACAGGTACTTTGGTATCAGGCAATCATCATCAAACGAATATTTCAACCCAAGGAGTTAAAATGGCACAAATTATTACTACAGGGCCAGCACATATTTTTGTTGGAAGATCGGCACTTGATGTTGACCTTGAATCTTTAGAGTACTTAGGAACATGTCAGAAAAGCCCCGGCATTACTATTCAAACTCTAAAAGAAGATGTAATGAATGATATCGGTGGTGAAACACCGATATCATTTACTAACCAAGGTCAGATCGGACAAATTAAACTAACATTAAACAGATACGATGAATCTGTATTTGCAAAAATCGCAACAGGTTTATTTAGCGATGGTTTAAACCGTGGTGAAATATCACGAGCACAGATGGGTGCACTTGCACAAGGTATGGGGTTTGACTTTGATTTGCTGTTTTACTTCCCATTCCACCAAGGTTTTCTTTCAGGCAGTACATCATCTACTCACACAACTTCACATCCTGAAGGTATTCATTTTACCTCTGTAGTACCTACTAAAGAGAAGTTATCAGAGATGGGCACTCGCGCGCGCACAGTGTCTTTAGAGCTTAGGTGTATACCAAAGATGTACTTTAGTAACACTAATGCTGACAGTAACGGAGCTTCAGGGCCTGTATCTCCTAACATCCGTGAATTTGTGTTGTACAACCACATTAAGACCGTTTCTGCAACCCTTAAAGCAAAGGTGAACTAAATATGCCAGCTAAAATCCATGTAACAGGGCCAGCACATGTTTTCGTAGGGCACAAATCTGATTTACCTGCTAGCGGTATTTATTTGGGAACATGTGAGAAATCCCCAGATTTTGAAACTGAATTTAAATGGGGAGACATCAACAACGACATTGCAGGTTCAGCACCTATAGATCTTGTGTTTAAAGGTATGATGAGCAAACTGCAATTCCTCATGACCCGCTTCAATGACGCAAATGTGCAAAACTTTGTTGGGAATGTTAACTCCAGGGCTAAACGGCACGGAATCACACACCAGCCCGGTATTACTGATGGTGGTCAGATAGGTTCACTATCTGAATATACCCATGCGTCTGTAGTCAACGCTGGATATTGGATGGCTATTAAATTTGAATTTGCTGCATTAACCGCAGTAGATAGCTTTTTACCTAAAGGATACTTTTTCCCATCGGTTAGCCCATCACAATTTGGGTACGAGGAAGGTGCACTAGGCACAAATGGTAAAAAGCTTCAACTAGGTGTAGAAGCACACGCAGCAGTAGTTAAACCTGGGGTGTACGCAGCTAACGGCGTAAATTCAGGTATGACAGCAGGTGATTACACTTTGCGTTTGTATTCAACAGACACAAGCATTTTTGATTTTGCTGCACTCCCTAACATCGACTAAGGGGTAGGTTATGCCAGAAAAACCTAACATGATCCCAATAGATCACGATAAGCCTAGGGAGAAATTCCTAGGCTTAACTCTTCCTAGAGATCCCGCAGAAATTATAAAGAAGAATAATGAAGCTGCTAGGAGTGACCCTAGAGGGCATCAAAAAACCCAAGGCACATTTATAGCGGATGTAGAGTACTCTAAAGACGCTATATCAGAGCGTGCAATGCCTAGCTACTTACTTAAGCAAATGACAAATTTAGGGGGTTTTAGCACTAACCCAGAAGTAAGGGATAAAGCTAACGCCACAATAAGAATGCAACAAGAAAAAGATTCTGCTGTTATGGCTGGATCTAATTGGAGTAAGGAAGATCTAAAAAACCTAAAATCTGAGAGATTACAAGACCTAAAAAAAGTAGATGAAAAAAACAATTTAATAGGCACAGGTGAAAACGACACAAGGGAACAGAAAATATTCTTTAACGCAGTAAAGAATCAATCAAACAGAACTAGCAGCATATCGCAAGACACAGACAGGCAGGGAAAGAAGCCAGAGGAAGTACTTCCAACAACTAGCTTTAATAGTTTTCCTTTAAATCTAATAACAGGTATTCCTACTGCTAGGTTTGCAAATTCTGTAAAACCTGAAACAACACTAAAGGGTTTTAGTAAATCAGCAGAAGATATTTTTAATTCTTTATCAAAACCTAAGAATCAAAACTCATTAATGCCTGCACCAAGTGTAGATACAGAAGAAAAAACACCTAGCCCTGCTCCTACACCAACCCAAAATAATACAAGTTCAATAGCAGATATACCTGCTCCTCCTGCAATTGGGCAAGAAAATATAAAAGAGCAAACAAAACTAACTCAAGTTAAACCACAAATAATTACACCTACGCAAATGGGAAAAGCTTTCTCAATGCTTCCAAGTGTAGCTCGTGGAACGGCAGCAGCAGGACTAGGTATATTTGCCTTAACACAAGCACTTAGAGGCCCTGTTACTAAACCACCACCAGTAGTTCCAAAGCCTGTACCTAATCCTGTGCCTGTGCCACCAACACCAAATCCTGTGCCACCGGATCCAACTAAACCAGATCCAACTAAAGTAGATCCAAACGAAAACCCAGAAGACGAAATAAGACGCAGAAAAAAAGAAGAGGAAGATAAAAAGAGACAAGACCCTAAACCTGTTGACCCTAAACCTGCTGATCCTAAACCAGAAGAAGAAACACGCACAGATGACGAACCTATAAAAGAGCCTAAACCAGAAGACAAAAAGGAACCTCCTAAAAAAGAAGAACCTCCTAAAAAAGACAAACCTCCTGAACCTTGGCAAGTGCCATTTATGCTACCAACGCAATCAAGCGTACAGTCATTCCCTAGCTTGATCACAGGTATTCCAACACACAGCGCACCATCATTTGAAAAAACACAACTAGAGATAAATTACTATTCCGAATTGGGGTTCTAAATGGCACAAGTAAAATCCCCAATAGTTGACATTCTAAAAGCTATAAAAACAGCTATTAAGACAAGCTTAGGAATCACCAATGACACAACAGTTAAAATTGTGGCTAGGGATGATCTACCTATTTACGCAGGGGATTTCGATGTACTTATAAAGGCTAACCTGCCCTACCCTATTGAAGAATTTGTTTCTGGGGCAGGTAGAACAGCTAGCGTGGTTCTTAGAACTATCACAATAGTAATACGAACTAGGTTAGCAGTTGATAGAAGTGATACGGATGAGCGCGCTTTGATGGATCCTATTTACGGTCACCTAAGGCGTGAAGAACAGATATTAAATTGTTTGCACTTAAAATTCCTATTCAACACTAACGGTGACATGATTAGTGCGGAACCTGTGCGCCTAAGCGAACCTAATTCTGCTTGGGGGGAATTAGCACATTACAACAAAGAAGATTCAGACAAGTCATCACAGAGGCAGGTATCCAGGTCGTTTTTAAACTTTGAAGTTAAATACATAATGGATGTTGCATAATGGGAATATCCGCAAATTACTTAGAATATGGCCCAATTAAAATTAACTTAGTGCATGTAAAGGATTACAAGCGCGAGCCTATGTACGCCGACAAAGAGCAAACACATTACCTCTACACCCGACACACATTAAATGTAGAAGGTGTTGTATCTCAAGATAATGAAGTTAATTTTAAAACATTTGAAGTTGCGGATGATGCTATTGAAGTAGATGTGATCATTAAACACTTCCTAACACAACCTAGACAAAAACTTAAATATGTGGTTGGCGGCACAGTGCTTTTAGAAAGCCCTGAGGAAGGTCAAATAATAGATTGCACTAACGGACCAAAACCTAAAGGTTTTTCAATCAACAAGATAAACGGTGTAAATAGCACCCAAGTAACATTTACAATACAAACGGATGTAAATGACGCACATATTTTCGGCGCGCCTAAGTATGCTATTTTAAGCAATAGTTACACAATGGAACACATTATTGATCAAGACTTCTACACATCAAGAAAAGTGTCAGGGATGATACACTTCAGAACTGATGTGATGATAGATGAAAACCTATCACCTGACGATTTTAGAGAGCTAATAAATATACCCACACCAATCACAATGAAAAGGGATTTAGTCAAGTGCAGGCTACACCCAGGTTCAATGAAGATGGAGTATTCATTCATTGACAGAGAGACACATTTCCACTTAGATAATCGTCTTAATAAAGCAGTAGACAGTTACACAACCTTTCCTAAACCCAACATGAAAAACATAACACGCTTGGAAATAACCCAAGGCGTGACATGTATGCAACCTACCACATACTCAGCAGCACAAGACGCATATAAAGCTGCTAGCGCGACTATGAACGAATCTGGTAAAGGTATGCAGAGGTGGAGAACCTTGTCTAATGTTGGTGCCGCTATTGGTGCTGCTTTACCTGTCACTGAAGAGAATTTAACCATTCAGGTTTATGGTAACAACTTGTCTGATAAATCTGATTTAGAATACCTTATTTATTACATAGTTCAAAAAAAGCTTCCCTACCAACAGTCAGCAGGGAAATACAATTTTAAACTTGAAATTGATGCTATGGGCAGTTACGCGCGTATTCAAGTAAACCGCACAAGTAGCCCATTAAATGTTACTGGCGAGGGGCTTGCAAGTTTATTAGGAAACGATCTAACCAAGTGGTTATTTGGGCCACAAAAAAACGCCGACTTACACAACAGATTTTTAGATGCTTCAGTAATTCTAACTGGGGATAAATTTGATTTAAATCGACTTCACAACAAGAGCTTTTTCGCAGATCTCCAAAAAGATAAAAAAACTTACGGAGAAAGTATGGATGGTGTTTTCATCAAGACTTATGTAAAGGGGCAGCTAAATCCCGATCTTATAGATTTATCACCTATATCTGCTAGATCAGGTAGCGATCAGATGCGCGGATCTTTCATGGAGCAGATATTTGTTGAAGGCGTACGCTCTAACCCTTCAGAATACCCAATTGATCCTCATCAGAATACACATGAGGAATATAACAATGATCGTAAAGATAATAGCCCTGAACAACACCTAGGGGATAAAAACAAATGAGCTATTACAACAGAATAAAACAGGAGAATGGTGGAGCAATAAGGGTAGAAGGTTCTCTATACCCTAGAAAAAGTATTCGGTATTACAGAGAAGATAAAAACCCTAACAAGGGCAAGCCTAAACTTCCGGTGCGTGAGGAAGAATTAAAAGATGTGTTCATCGATGTAGTAGTAGCTAAACCTCAACTTTCTAAACGAGCTAAACTAAGCGCTGAAGATAAAGTAAAGTTCGATAAAATCCTAAATTCTCAAGTAAGTAATTTTATTTTTAAAAACTTCCCCTGGGATAAAACTAAAAAACCTAGAGAGTATTGGATTGAACAGGATGTTTGGGAAGATGATGTAATGCTAACTGGGTTTGAATCTTTCAACAGTTGGTACAAGGTTTACAAACCTTCAGATGCTAATCGCTCTTCTGCTAAAGGTGGCACAGGGTTCTGGATGCTAGCAATTAACAAGCTGATGAGTGGCGGTTACCATGACCAACAATTCATGCCCGGACTCCATCTAACCGAACTTTTAAGAAAAATAGAGGAGCAGTACGATGAGTAACCCTAACTCTAGAAAAGTGTTAATATCTCTAGCGCACGCCAGATTCCCATACACTATGGCTAGCATTTCTGTGTCGTATTTAACGGAAAACGACATACTTAAAACTAGAGTTCTTGGGTTGCAATCATCCTCAAAAATATTTGAACTTGGGTCAACTGCTACAGAGACAGTTGTGTTCTCATTTGTGCGGTCAAACAAACCCCCTGACATACCGTCTTTCCTAAGCCAATACACATCTTTAAACAAAAGAACACTTATAAGCCACACTGTTCGCATGGAGGCTCCAGAAGTCAATCATACTACAGGAACTACGGAATATTCCTGTAGCGGTTCCGCAGTGTACATGTTAGAATATTCGGATATTTATAGTCTTAAGTCGAAGAGGTTTTTCTACCCTAGAAGCCCTATTGATGGAAACGATATCTTTGCTCATACATCTTCACTAAACGGCGAAAACACAGAAGATTGGACATCCTTTGTTTACGACTGGATGGGTGGAATGGAATACAGCACAACCCCTACAAACTAACAGGATAAAACATGATAGATTACACAGGAACCTACGGTTTATTTACTAAACTAGGGCTTATTGGTGGGTTTATATCCGATATAAACACATTTCAAAAATCCTTAGTTAATGTAAAATCTCCAACATTAACTAATAAGTTTACATCCAACGGTAAGACTAAAATAGTACTTGATTACATACCTGCTATTGATAGCCAAATTAGTTCTGTAAGCAATCTAGTTCCTGATGTTTTTGTAAATGTGGCGGAAGGTGTTTTAATAGATTCTGTAACAGCAAACGACCCTCTAATACCAGCCACCGTAGATGATTGCCTGTTAGAACTAGTATCTCAAATGAAGGCGGATAACATCACCGTTCAAAAGATGTTAAACACTGTAACTGTATCAGACCCTAGCGGACTAAATTTAATTAGTGTTGCCGTTGTAAATTCGGATGGTGGTTCTAACCAACACACCCTGGCAGAAAATATAAGACTAGAAGTAACTTCTGATTCATTCACAGGTGGCACTGGTGCAGGTAACGAAACACTAACGGTTAGAGCAAAAGACATTGCCACCGGGGTGTTTAACTACGACTACCCATCTGGATCAGGTGCAGATATTACAGTTGAGCGCGTAAACATGAACGCCAGTGCCTCTGAAGGAAACTCTATCACCAACGGTAATTTTAATCTTACAGACGCAGCAACACCTACTATACCTGCTAATTGGGATGCTGTAACATCCTATGGTGTAGCCGGAACAAACTGGCTCGTATCTTCAAACGGCCTAAAAATCCAAAACTTAGCAAGTGTTCGACTAAAGCAAAATGTGTCATCGTATGTAAGTGCTAAGAAGGTTTATCATGTGTATTTTAGGTTTAAATTAAATTCGGCCGCTGTCTTGTCTAGTGGTTCAATCACAGTAGATTTAGTGGATTCTGCTGACAACACTATGGTGGACAATTCTAACGCATACCTAGCCAAGAGCGTTTTATTTAGTTCAATAAACGCAGCAAACTTAGGCGTTTATCAAAATGTTAGTGCCACCTTTGTGGTTGGGTCTAAAACACCAACTACGGTGTTTTTAAGAATCATGTGCAATGGTACAAATCAAACCGGGGTTACAGTTGAGCTTAACAGGCTTGTTCTAACTGAGATGAACGAACTGTACACAGGTGGTCCATACATCTCCCTTCTAGGTTTAGATTCAGAGCCTATGTACACCGGACAGCGTGTCAACATTTCCATCACAAAAACTTTAGACGGTGGTTCTGGAACATACACCAACAACACTTTTCAAGTTTTGTTTAACAGGCTTTTTTCTACTGCGGAAAAAGGCATTACATTACCTTTTAGCACCGTACCAAGTGTATTGGACTCATTAATACAATAATGCAAGCATACTACGATGGAACGCCACTGTTGCACCCCAGCGAAGATGTACTTCAATATGCAAGTACAGACGGTATGCTATTGATTGAAGACTACCTTCAAGGAATTTATAATACAAATGTAGATTCCACAGATATCTACTCCCCTACCCAACAAAACATTTACAGCAAATTACAATTAGGGCAGTTGTACTGGCCTACTGGAGCTAAAAGATTTGGCTGTGGGTTATTCTTAGTCAGTTCAGACTTTTTAGAAAAATTACCAAAGTTTGATTTATCAGGTAGTGCGGATTCAGAAGACACATTAGGTGGTTTACGCTCCACCGTAAACCACCTGCATAGGTACACATCAAAAAATTTAGATCTTTCAGAAGGCTACAAACCACTACAAGCTAAAATGTGGATGTTGCCCCCTAGGCCACTATTTCAACAGCGTAGGGTTCCTACAGGATTAGCAGAAAACACCGCACGAATTCCTTACCCGCACCTTAATGGTATTTGGGTACTTCCATTAGTGGATGATAGGTATTTTTGGTGGAACTTTACCACAGGCGATTTTAAACTTCCTACATGCACTAGTTGGGAAAACCTATTCAAAGCTATTTTTAAAAACTTAGGGTACACAGATTCACAAATTATAATAGACCCTATCTCAGTAGATTACTTGTTTCCGCACTCTATATTTAGAACAGCTTCGCAATTGACTAAGGTTCCTCTTCTCCTAGATACAATTGCACATTCGTGCGGCACTAGGATTATTTTAAACTACGATGGTAGTGTTCGTGTGATGAACGCACAGAAAAGTTTTGAAGAGGACAGCACAAGATACTCTACATCAAACACGCAGAGGTCTGGTGGTTTTGGAAGCTTGATATCTACTGCAAAAGATTCAATGGCTTCTAATTACTCAACTAATTCTGACATTACAAAAAGTGAAACAGAGTTTAAAAAACTAAAAAGTATCATGCGCGATACTGCGGGTGTAATACCCAGGGCAATTAGCTTTTTAATGTCTGGGTCAGTGTACGCCACAGTTACAACAGAAGGTGGCGGAGAGACAGGTAATGTTGTTAACGCCGAAGGTGATGACAACACTAATTCTGCTTTTATGTCAGGTGGTCAGGTTTACTATTATACCTCTACAGATGCATCTCCGTTACCACCAAGCACATTTACGCGCAACATTGGCGGTACAACTACAGAAGTTGTTACACCTATTTCAGGAGATTACGCTTACGACCTAAATAAGAAACTACTATACCCATTCACTACAACTTGGGGCGAACCATCATCAGGGAAATCACTACCTTCTAAATATTTTAAAATTAATGCATCTAGCTATAAATTAAAGGTAAAAAGCTGTCCAGAATACGCGCAAAAGCCTAGCAACAAGACAGATAAAGAATTTAGCCAAACCCAGCTAAACAACTTTATTGAGGTGTATAAGAACGACTGGCTTCTGTATCAGATGAGCGATGTTAATCTAATTTTAAACGGTATAGAAAAGATAGATCCTACCGGAATGTTTGACTATGTTCTGTACGACATCGGCAATATAGTAACTAAAGTTGCAAGAGCACCCTACAACGACCCAGTACAAGATATTTACATTGAGTCGTACCTAGGTGATGAATCAGGGTGTGATGCTGATGCCTACCCATGCGGTCAATGCAAGGGTATGCAGGGCGGTAGTCTCACTAGCCAGCTATACGGTTTTGGTAACTCTAGTATGTTTTTACCCTACAGCCCGGTGCAGGTAAAAAACTCTACACTTCCAATTAATGCCGATCCAGCTAACTACCCGAACTACCACAAGCCACCATATGTAGTTAAATTTTGCTTAGGATCTGCTGTTGGTAATGTTGCCCTGGATTATCATTTCCAAACACAGGCAATGGTATCGGTGTATTGGAATGGTAGCAAGGTAACATCACGCCAAATTAACGGTGCAAAATCTTTTACCTGCCAAGGATGTGCACAATGTTGGGGAAGACTCACATTTGCAAAAACTGCAAAAACCCCTGCGTACGCAACCGTAGTAATTGAAAAAGTAAACGACTACGACACAGATTTACAGCTATTACAAAACCAAAATTGGTACATGAATATGAGGTGTGTAGATTCACAGCCATACCCTGCACCCAGGGCGGTTGCGTGCGATCAGAAGCTGGATGAGGTTGGTGGAATATTTACCTTAGGTATGTTTACTAGTATTCCAATTAACATACCATCGAGCAGCAATGGTTTAGTACCAAACACCTCAGTATGTGTAGCGGACGCAGCAGAATCAGACTTTCAGTGCGGTGGGGTAAATTGCACTATACCTGCAAACCTTATAATGTCTTTTGAATCACCTCCTGACTCTTGCAAGTGGTTAAAAGACATCACAATACCATTACAGCAATCTGTTTTTGATGGTGGTTGGGCTGGAATAAATGATCAGTTTGGCCCTTTAAAAGACATAATCCAAGCCAAGCTAAGGTTAGTAGGTAACAACGGATTTGACCTTACATTTAAAGATATAGTCAATGTATCTAAGCCCCAAGTACAACTGACTTCTGGAACTACCTGTATTTGCACACCTTTTAAATTACAGTTTATGGCAGGTAATTTAACTTCATTCTCTTGCGTAGGCTCAACCACAAAAATAATTATTCAAGAGGCATAACATGCAGATCCAATTTAAAAATGGCCCATCTTCTGTAATAGAAGCAAACGCAGCAGCTAATGCGTACCTAGCTGGTGAACCAGCCTACGCAAACAACACCAATAGTCTATACATTGGTGGGGTTCTACTATCCACAGGTGCTACTTATTATGTCCAGGGCACACAACCCACAGACCCAACTAACCCTGAGACTGCTAAAGCTTTTTGGTTTGATACAGACGATAACTTTTTATACATCTGGAAGTACGCTGGTGGCACAGGCGCGTGGACTCGTGTTCTAGCTTCAGGGTCAACAGGCCCTGCCGGACCAACTGGCGCAATAGGCGCAATAGGCGCACAAGGATTACAAGGTATTCAAGGCGTTCGTGGATCTACCTTTTTATCAGGCACAACAGGCCCAATTTCAACAACTACTGCGATAGATGGGGATTACTTCCTTAATACAACAACACGCTTATTATACGGCCCTAGGGTCACTACAAACGGCGTTGTCAGTTGGGGCGGCGCAATAGACCTAAAAGGAGAAACCGGGGCACAAGGGCCACAGGGAATTCAGGGTTTAGCTGGTGCTGATGGACCCGCAGGTTCTAAAATTTTCTACGGAAACGAAGTACCAACTACTAACTTTCCTAACCCTACAGAGCGTAGGGAAGGTGACTTTTTTATAAATCTAGTCACAGGCAGGCTGTACGGTGGTTACACAAATTCACAAGGTTGGGGGGCAGGTGTATCTCTCCTAGGCCCACAAGGTGTAGCAGGCCCACAGGGTAATGCAGGTAGTGCTGGTCTAGAATGGCGCGGAACATGGTCATCGGGAACAACCTACCCTGAACATTCGGTTGTTCAATATCTAGGCTCTAGCTATGTATCAATAAAAACTACAACCAATATACCGACTAACGCCGAGTATTGGGATTTAGTAGCGTCTAAGGGCACAGGAAGCACAGGAAGTGGTGTTGCAAATATAATTGCAAATGAACCATTAGTATGGGATTCAACCACAAGCTCACTTACCTTTAGTGTGCCAAATGCAGCTACGGGCAATGTTCTAAAATACAACGGAACAGCATGGGTAGCCGGAACTAGTGATGCAGCTAAATCAATACACTCTGGAACAGGTGCTCCAACCTCCACAATAGGGGTAATTGGCGACTTTTACATGCAAATGGCAGGTACAGGTGCTCCAATACTATTTGGGCCTAAAACAGCACCTGGGTGGGGTTCTGGTGTGTCACTTTTAGGGGCTAGTGGACAAAATGGTATAGCTGGTCCTGCTGGTGCTGATGGCACCGCAGGTATGGAGTGGAACGGCACATGGGATCCTACCGTAAACTACTCCAAGGGCGCGGTAGTTTACTACCTAGGATCGGTGTATATTTGTGAAATTAACAACACCTTAAACATCACGCCGAACACCACTGCTAATTGGGATCTACTAGTTGCTAAGGGTGCACAGGGCGACCCTGCTAATGTGGTTGGAACCGCGCCTGTTGTTATTACCTCAAACACAACAGGTACTGCACCTAACACAGTAACAACACTCACTGTGGCACTATCTGCGGGTACTAACACAGGTGATGTTTTAACTTGGAATAACACAACTAAATCATGGTCATCAGTTGCACCAAATATACTTTTAGATGGTTTAGATGATGTTGTAATAACAAGTGTTAAGTCTGGTGAGGTTTTAACCTACAACGGCACAAAGTGGGTTAACGGCGAAATAACCTTAGACTCACTTTTAGATGTTACAACCACTACGCCTACAAACGGTCAAATTCTATCCTTTAATGGCACTATTTGGAAAAATGCAGATACAGTAAGCACCATTAACGCAACTTTACCTTTGTCCTGGGATAAAACTAAATCCACTATTAGCATTACAGCGGGTACAAAAAACAATCAGGCTTTGTTATGGGATACTACCTCTTCTTCATGGAAAATAAACTCACTTCCCCCTGCTGATATAACTGCTAATCAACCACTATTCTGGAATTCTACAGATAAGACACTTTCGTTTAGTGTTAACGCACAATCGGGTAATGTGTTGATTTATGATGGTGTTAATTGGGTTGCAGGAACACCCTACGACCACTCTAGACCAACCATACTGTGGGGTGAAGGTGTACCAGAACAGGGTTTTGGAAGATCTGGTGATTTCTACATCGACACTGTAGGACACTATTTGTACGGTCCAAAGTGTAGCGGTTGTTTAAACAACAAATGGACTACTATTCAAGCTCCTGTAAATTTAGTTGGGCCTGCTGGACCTACAGGTGCTGCTGGAAGTCAGGGAGTTCAGGGAGTACAAGGTTTAATAGGGCCAATGGGTCCACAAGGAAATTCCACACAAAATCTAATTCGTAAAGTAGATTTTGTTGGGGCTACAATGCCACCATCTACAGACTACAACTACCTTGGGAACAACGGCGATTTCTTAATTGTAAACGGCGCATCAAGTGTACGGTGGTACGGACCTAAGGTTAGCGGCGCATGGCCTTCCACATTTATAGAACTAAAGGGAACCGCTGGTTTACAAGGTTTAAAAGGTGACACAGGCGCACAGGGGGTTCAAGGACCTCAGGCAGGTCAAATTATCCACAGTGCTGTAGTAAATTCAAATTTATCTATACCGCCCGACCCATCTTCATCTTTAGGTGCTGTAGGTGATTTTCATATTACAGAACTAAACACCTCCTTAGGTGAATATGTTGGTAGTTTTTTGTTTGGGCCTAAAACCACTAATACGACTGACCCTTGGGGAACTCCTAGAAATTTGCGCGGGCCTTCAGGATCTATAGGAAGCACAGGGCCACAGGGACCAGCAGGTGTTTCACCTAATCCAGCTTTATCCGATATAAATGGCGGTTTGTTCAACACAGGCACAACACAAAACCCAACACTAGCTGTAAAAACTACCACAGGCACAGGCCTAGTATTAAAAAATATTGGAACATCCACAAGCCCACATTTAGCTTTAGATTTAGGGGCTTTAGGTGTGTTTTATTTAGACAGTCTTAATCAATTAAGGCTTAGACCTGTATCTAACAACGCATCCCAAAGAAGGAGCTTTTTTGGCATATGAAAACAATAATTTTAAACAATAAATCTAGGCTATATGTTCAATCACAAGGTGTTGCGTGCAATGTTACGGCAACCACACATTTGATGGAATTTGTAAAAAATTCTAATTTGTACCCTGGGTCTATAGGAGAAGAAAACTACGAGCGTATTTTCTACAGCCAACCCTCGCAGAACAATGTAAATACTCTTGTTGAGCACACTACAGAAAAGACAAGAATTGTGCGAGAGATTTACCTATACAACAACGCGCTAACCTCGCAAGTGTATAGCTTAAGAATTCGTAGCTACACAGATTTAACTTTGCCAACAGGAACATCAACAGGACAAAAAGATAATCCTGATAACTACAAAGACACATGCCTAATAGACCTTAACTTAGCACCTGAAAAGGTGTGGAGATTATCTGAAGCGTTTCTACTTAGCTACCCTTCCGTAATTGTTTTAGACAATCAAAATATGGATGAAATATCCATAGTAACCGCACCAACAGGCACACAGACTCTAAACAGTTCAGACGCTGTGCATGTGACTGTCTCCCACGGAATTACTGGAGACACTACTTGGGGAATAACGGAGACACTAACACAGAAGGTAATCACAGGCGCAGGTAACACATCAATTTACAAGTTACCAACCTCTGCATCACCTAACTCTACAATTATAAAACAAATCTGTCTTTACAACAGCAGTGCAAAAACTATTCGCATAAAATTAGGTTTTGGGCCTCCTACATCAAGCAATTTACAAGGTTATCTTTTTGACGGCGAATTAGCACCTAACAAGAGTTGGTGGAGTGATGGAAACACTTATCAAAAAATAGAAGACTACACTAGTGGAACTGGCGGATCTGGAGGATCCGGCAGTAGTGGTTCTATAGCACTAAATCCTGTTTTACCTCTTAACTATCAGTCCACAGGAAGTGTTTTAAAAATAGCACAAGCTGGTGCAACAGACAGGCAGGTTTTAGGTTGGGATGACACAGCAAAGGAGTGGAGGCCACAGGACAACCTAGAAGTGTTGACACCTGTTTACCCTCTGGAGTACAATATGAACACATTACAACTCCTATTAGGGCGTAATAATGCTGTAGATGGTCAAGCCCTAGTATGGAACACAGCCAACAACAGGTGGCAACCTGGAACATCAGGTGCACCAACTAACGCATCGGCTGGTTTGGTAATAGACGGAGGTAGCTACTAATGGCAATTATTAAAGCACTTAAAATACTGACACAGCCCCAGGGCGCACGGTATAACGCTACACTAAGCACACAACCTGTTATTCAGGTTGGTAATTTAGATACGGTTACTAACGCATTCACCGTAGATACTGCGTATGTTGGTACGGTTCTAGTTGTTGAGGGTGCTGGTAATGCTGGTTATAACTTAAGCGGTACACTATCAATACCGTTTGTAAATGGTGTAGCAACATTTACTAATGTGGGATTTGTACCAGATTCCGCAAATAGCACATTAGATATTACACCTGCGTCTCTATCTTTCGTTACGACTAATTTAAATGTTGTGTCTTCAATAACATTTTCAATTTCTAACGCTTCTAAGTTAGTTATAACATCATCACCTGTACCAACGACTACGGTATTAAACCGTGTGATGCAGATACCTGTAAAAGTGCAATTTAGAGATGCGTCAAACAATGACATACCTTTAGAGGGTATTTCAATTGTAGCAACAGCAGTAGGAGCTACCTTAAGCGGTACAACGACACTACAAAGCGCCTCTGGTGGTTTTGCAATATTTACACAGTTAACTTTTTCAGGTGGCGCTAATGCAGTAGTGACATTCTCTTCTCAAGGAATGACACCCGCAACACTTAATTTAAATCTTCAATATTTAGACATAATAAAACCTAGAAGAAGCTTAGTTGCAGGCGATTTTCCTGTTTCTGGAGATTTAGTACCTTTTGAGATAGCTATTAATATTCCAGATAAGCAGTTATGGGTTGCAGATCAAACGGGAACACCTGTTCTTATTAGTACTAGTGGCGGGGGGAGTGGATCAGGAACATTTACATCAAGTGCAACAGCACCAACATCACCTGCTCAAGGGGATCGATGGGTTAACACCACAGATGCTGTTTTATACACATACTACCAAACAGCTTGGGTGCAGTTTAATAATTAAGGATATTTAATATGACTTGTTTTTACGATGCTGTATATAAAGACGCTAGAGGTACGCAAGTATCTGATACATCTGTAAAAGTTCGTAGTGCCCCAAATAAATCTTTAAATTTTTATATAAGAGGTATAAGTGTTGTTAATATAAGAAGTACAAACTTTCAACAAACTCATCAAGGTCCAGCACCTACTAACGCTAGCAGTTATGGAATAACAGGAAGCCCAATATCTGGCCACGGCTATAATGACGGAACTTTTGCATTTGCTTTAGGGGGCGGGCCAGAAGATTCAACTCGATACTTTTTATTTGATTTCATAGAGCTAGACTGCAACGAGGGCAGCACAGACTACACACTAAATTTTAATTCAACCCCAGCAGGAACATACATTGTAGAGTTTCGAGGGCCATCCACAATATTATTCTTTACCGTTATTGTAGAGCCAACACTTGCATTACAAGGAGATAATTATTGCGTCAGTGATGCTGGTGCGAGTAGAGCTAACGGATCGTACACTTTAAATAATGGAGTTTACGAAAACTTAGCTGATCCTAATATTACAATAGAATGGGATGCCTCTAGGTGGGTTATAAAAGAAGGTAATTTTTGGTTATATAGCAACACCACAGGGCAGCAGAGTGCGGTACCTCTTACAGGGTGGACAGCAGCGTATGGCACAGGAACACCTACGCTATACCACACAGAGTGCATTGCAAATAATTATTGTGTTTCTGGTGCTGGGGCAAATTGGTTCAATGGAACATATGTTAGAATAACCCCATCATCTGGGGCGACAGTAGAGTTTGAAAAAGTTGGACAAACTAATTTAAGAATTGCTCGGTCGAGTGGCGGGGGTTGGCTTATTTATAATAATATAAGTGGAGGTGGAAACTCATACTCACATGTTAATTTTGGAAATTCTGCTACTCCCCCACTTACTGGTTGGAATGTGGTAAATAGTAGTCATGCACCAGCCCCAACAATAGTTTCAGGATCTTGTACATCACCTACACCAACTCCTACACCTACACCAACACCTAGTCCAACTCCAACATCAACACTAAGCCCATGTTTAGCACCAGCAAACACAAACACAGGCCCATTCTTTTTCCCAACTACAAAAGCAACAAACGACATTTACAGCTTTGCAGGTAGAGCATGGTATTGGAACAGCTACGCATGGCACAGGTATTGTATGTCTCCAACACCCACACCTACTCCAACCCCAACACCTACGCCAACGGTCACATCAATTTCACCAACCACAGGCACTACGGCAGGTGGAACAAGTGTAACAATAACTGGAACTAATTTAACAGGTGCAACTGCTGTAACTATAGGTGGTGTTGCAGTTACTAATCTTGTTGTTGTTAGCTCAACAAGTATTACAGCAACTACAGCAGCTAAAACTGCTGGAACTGCAAGTGTGTTAGTTACAACTTCAGGTGGTACTAATGCAGCTAACACATTGTTTACTTACGAAACTCCGGTAACTTTAATAGACCCTCGTTGCGTTTCTGGTGCAGGTACTTCAGCAGCAAATGGAGTTTATACTTATAATGCAAGCATTGGTTTTAATTCTGGTGGGTGGGAAAAAGTTGGAAGCCCTACTACATATTTTTATTATGATTACGACAGCGACAGATTTAGGCTCATAAGTGGGAATTCTACTCTTTATGGTGGAAATAATTACCAATTGAATCCAATTCTAGCAACTTGGAGTGTTATTTCTGGTGCATCCCCAGCACCAACAATAACTGGCGGTGATTGTACAACTGCACCTTTTGTTACATCTGTTAGCCCTACTAGTGGTTCTATTGCTGGCAATAGGTCAATAACAATAACAGGATTTAAATTTACTGGGGCAACTTCTGTTACTATTGGGGGTGTTGCTGCAACTAATGTTACTGTGGTTAATGCAACTACCATTACCGCCAAGACTCCGGCCGGAACTACTGGAAATGCAAGCGTTTTAGTTACCACACCAAATGGTACAAATCCTGCTAATACACTTTACACCTACCTAAATAATGTTTGCGTGGCAGGTGCTGGCACTACAACTTACAACGGCACATATGAAATCTTAGATAACGGAAATTATCAAAAAACAGGAAGCCCTTCTATAGCAATTTATTTTGATAGCGAATACAGCGAATGGGTTTTTTATAGTTCTGATGTTGGTTATTACGCATCCGGTAGTTCTACTACACTACCTTTAACTGGATGGATTGTTTATGGTAATGGTACTGCCCCTGCACCAACAATTACAGTAGGAGCATGTAGCTAATGTCAAGACCTTGCACATGTAATAATGTAATTCCTAATAGCACTTGGGATAACACACAGTGCCAACTTTGTTGGCATTACCACCATAACACAAGGGTAAGGGCAGCTTGGGATAATGACGAGCCAATACAAGTTCCACCTATGTTAGAACAAGCTAGCTCTTTAATATCCTCTGTTACAAGTTGGGGTTTCTCAGGGTGCAAAAGAGTACCTTTAGAAGTGCATGAAGATAGGCTTCATATATGTGCAAACTGTGAATTTAAAAAAGACGAAAAATGCGGAGTTTGTGGCTGTTTTTTAAAACCTAAAACTAGCTGGATTACTGAAAAATGCCCCTTAGGGAAATGGAGCGAATATGACCCCACAAGACTTACCCCCAATTGAACTTTTAGAGGATATTTTACTACCTTTAAAGTGGACTATTGATAGAATATATTGGTGGGGTTTTAAGGACGGTGTGACTATGGGGGGCGTTGCGTTCTTTGTGTTGTTCCTCTTAACTAACAGGAGAGCATCATGAATAAAGTGATAGGAATGCTAATTTTAGCTGTTGGGCTTATCACAGCCAACGAAGTATATTTTGGACGAATGAAGTTTGACCCTATTCCACTGCTTAAGCCAAAAGTAGCACCAACACCAGTACCAATTAAACCAGACGAACCTAAGCCTAAAAGGCCCTGGGGCACAGACCTAGAAGGCTCAGTTGAGTCTATTACTCTAGGCGGTTCTATCGCGCCTGACGGTTCAACACCACTACAGATTGACTACCCTTTAACACAGCACATTAGCAATATTGGATCTCATGTGGATGGTGCGGGTATGTGTGTAATGTCTTCTATAGAAATGGCAGGCAGATGGCAGAATCTAGAGCAGGTGCGTGGCCTAAGAAACTGGTGTGCCAATAAGCCAGGTGGAGGATACCCCTCTAAAGTCGATAAGCAGCTAAAAGAGTACTCTCAGGCACAAAAGATTAGCACACCTGAATATGTGCAATACGAGGGTAAAGAACTAGACCTGCTTAAACTAGCACTTAAGACAGGTAGGTTCCCTGCTGTGACCTACTCAGGGCGCGATAAAGTGCGATATTCTGGCACAATCGCCCACATGGTGTGTTTGGCTCACCTAGATGATAAATGGGCTTGCATTTGGGATAATAACGGCACTGCGGGGGAACTAATATGGATGACTCCAGAAGAATTTAAAACTCGATGGACTAATGATAGTAACGGTTGGGCCTTTGTATGGCTCGCACCACCCCCACCACCTGTACCACACTAGGAGCTAGTATGAACTTACTATTTGCTGTTTTCATGTTCTTAGACTTTAGCTGGGTTCCCACTGACGATGCGCGTCAGGTGGCACTATACCAGGACAATCTACAGGTAGGTGTGTTTAAAGTGCCAGAACGAGTTTACCTAGAGATAGATTCAAAAGGTGAATTTAAAGAATCTACACTGCCTACGCCAGTACCTCAAAAATATTTAGACCTATTTCCTACAAAAAAGATTCTTAATTATGGAATTGATTTATCAGAGCTTAAAGGAAAGCCAGAATCCTACTATCACAACGGTAGGGCTATTACTAAAGAAAGTGCACTTTCACTAATGGGCACACAGGACATACCTGATGACAGTGAGTTTTTAAGACTCACTGTCATTGGGCCTGATGCAATTAGAAAAAGGGTTCGAGACGATCTATTTAATGACCCAGCTCTTAGTGATTTTAAAAGTTTTACTGTGGTTCAAGACTATCCCCCTAGTCACTGGGCTGTAGCAGATATTGGATTTGAACTTACTGGGGAAGTTGCAATTTATGTGCAATCTCCTGATGGCACAGTTCTACACAAACAAAACGACTACAAGGATGGCGCGGTAGGTTTGGCGGCAGCACTAAGGAAGGTAGACCCTAACTATAGGAGAGGGGGTGATCCAGATCTCAGAGGTACTCTTGAAGGATCTCTGTTGGTGTTTGTTATCGTTATAACCCTTGTTTTGGCTGTATTTTTTTTCAGAAGGAGTGATGAACAATGAGCATTTTAACTATTGCGATTGCATTAGCTGGATTTGCAGGTGGTTGGATTGCGCGGGAAACTTGTAGGCCTAAAGACCATCCGATCTTAGACGCTGTGCGAAAGCTAATTGCACAAAAGGCTAAAGAATCAAAACAAATCGATGTGGAAGAAGAACTTAAAAAACTAAAAGGAGGTGTTTAATGTTTGAAGGATACAAAACATATCTTGCGTGCGCTGGGTTAATAGGACTAGCAATATACCAACTCTCAGAAGGTCATGTTGAACAGGCGTATCAGTCATTTTTAGCAGCACTAGCTGCATATGGACTGCGAAACGCACTAAAGAATGTGGCCTAAGCATGGGAAGAGTACTTATAGCTGGTGAATGTAGTAATGGTGTTGCATCGCACCTGCGTGCGCTGGGACACCATGTCACCACTGCTGATTTTAAACCTAACGAGGTTGATCAGACAAATCATTACCAGGGCAACTATTGGGATCTACTAGATGGTAAGCACCATTGGGATTTACTTCTAGGTCACCCTACCTGCACAAACATGGCTAACAGTTCAGTTAGCAGGCTAACTCAGCAAAGACCAGACGGTACTCTAGCCTACCCTACTAGAATGCAAGACATGCAAAGAGATGCTGAAGATTTCAAACGCCTATTGAACACACCACACGCATCCAGGGTGATGTTAGAAAACCCAGTAATGCACGGACACGCTGCGAAGATAATAGGTGAGAAACCAACCTTCTCTATACAGCCATATCATCACGGTGTGCAAGAGTCTAAGAGGACTATGTTTCACACTCGCAATGTGCCACCATTAAAGCCTACACAAGTTGTGCCTAAGCCTGCCAATGGTCTTTGGAACAATCAGATCCGTGGTAAAAATGGAAAAGTGTACCCCAAGGAAGCACCATCCGCGCAAAGAGGTACAGACAGATCACGCACAAGGCCTCAGGTGGCTAAGGCTATTGCAGAACATATACACTCTCTAATTCCACCCTCAGAAAACAAGGTTAAAATGAGCAGGCGTAAAGATGGATCTTGGTATTTTAACAATGCAGTCTAGGCGTGTGTATGACTGGCATGGTACAATAGACCCGTACCTGCCTACGGTATATCCACCCGGTTCACCTGAGAAAATCAGGGTAATGCAAATTCGTGCAGAACTGGAACTACCGCTACATCACACTGAGGACAACAAGCATGTTGAATTGCAAGTATGTGACTCTAGATCAGAGCGGTGCAGAATGGTTGAAATGGAGACAGGGAGGGGTAGGTGGTTCTGATGCGGCTGTACTAATGGGTTCTAACCCTTGGTGCAAACCAGACGAACTAAGGGATAGAAAACTAGGCACAGTATCCGAACAGTACGAAAACGAGCGAATGGCTAGAGGCAAGCGCCTAGAGCCTATTGTGCGCGAAATGTACGAAGACCTGACAGGACTAAAGGTGGAACCAGCTTGCGTAGAGCACGAATCCTACCCTTGGTTTATGGCAAGCTTAGACGGTATTACCAAGGATGGTCGATTGATTGTAGAGATTAAATGTCCTAACGACAGGGCACACTCAGAAGCTCTGAGAGGATGGATTCCGAAGTATTACTACCCCCAAGTACAACATCAACTAGGTGTAACTGGGGCAAAAGTAGCACACTATGTGTCCTACTCAGATGCTGAAAAGTTTAAACCACATGAAAGGCTAGCCTTGGTAGAGATGCGTCCGAACGAGGGATATATTAAAGAACTCTTCTTAAAGGAGCTATCATTTGTCCAATCACTCGAACATCAGAAGGCTCGACCTACATGATCTAGACCAACATTACTTAGATCTTCTAAATGAATTCGCACCTGTGTTTACGACTTTAGAGGAAATGAAAAGGTGCTACTTGGACAGGGCCTTCACTGGCACCTGTCCTACTTTTTTATATTTCAGTGACTGTGGAAAACCATTAGGGAGTATTACAGTGCACTTAGTAGATAAAATGATTTATAGACTTCCCTATGCGTTTGTAGATGACTTTATTGTTGCGGAAGCTTGGAGAAGTAAAGGCATAGGCAGGCAATTAATGCGACATGCAATTAACTACTGTCACAACAAGGGTTGTTTTAAAATAATATTAGATTGTGCACCATCTTTAGAAAAGTATTATTCAACATTTGGCTTTTATGTAAACGGTACAACTATGCGTCTTGATATGTAATTTGATCACGAAATTAGTTTCGTGATCAAACAGCAAAAGCCTATTTTTATAGGTATTTGCTATACGGTGTTTTTGACCTTGACTCGTAAAGTCTGGTTATTGTATAGCCAACTTATGGCTACAGTATTTTGGGATAAATTACATAAACTTTGGGCTTTTCAAACTAGCCACAAAGGTAAAAAACGACGCTCGTACCACAGCACACGAGAGGAGGCTGAGGCTTTAATGCCTCAGACCTCCGTGTCAGAAAAAGTACATAGTTTTTCTGACATCATGAATAAATTTTTACAGTCTAGAAATGTAAGATACACATCCCTTGCGCGATACAAACAAGAAATTGCATCTTTAAAAGAATGCATTATTTCAGATCAATTAACCACAGACACAGTATCACTCACTGCGTCTATAATTAACAAAAAGTATTCAACAGCTAAGGCGTATAGGCTTATTAAACGACTACTTACCTTGTGTAAGGTAGCTGGTGTTGTGCCACCTTACGACATTACACCAAAACACATTCATCAACCTGGACGCGCTTTAACGCAACAGGAGGTAGCAAAGTTAATAAAGTTGTCAAGTCCTACGCACTATCATTCCCTACTACTTTTCTTGCTTGATACAGGTTGCAGGCTAGGTGAAGCACTTGGGCTAAATTGGGGCGATTTTCAGAACGGAAAGATAGTAATTAACAAGGCCTATAATCAAAACAATAAGGCCTCTAAAACAACGCAGGTTAAGACTTCTAAAGGAAATCGGAAAGTAACTCTATCTGACAACTTAAATCAAATTTTGACGCAATTAAGGCCTAAGGATAGCAAGCTACCTATCTTTACCTCACCAGAGGGTTTTAGAGTATCCAGGTGGAACCTGCGTAGATGGTGGGCGCCATTAGTTAAAAAGTTTGGTACCCCACTGCGGATACATGATTTAAGGCATACAAACGCAACATTTTTACTCGGTGTATGCGATGTACGCATGGTAGCTGCTAGGCTAGGTCACACAAGCCCAACTACAACCTTAAAAATCTACGATCACTATGTTTTAGATGACTCTGTAACAGCTTTCTATACCCCAGCGGGTATAGTTTCATCTAAGAAAAAAGCCTAAAACCCTAGTGCGCCCGGCTGGAATCGAACCAGCGACCCTCGATTTAGGAAACCGATGCTCTATCCCCTGAGCTACGGGCGCATTTACTTCAATATTATTCTATGAACGAGGCTTTAGTAAGTCTCTCCCCCTTTACTAACCAAAGAAAAATCTTGCTGAA